GCAAGCGGAGATTGACCAAAAGGCTTATGAAACAAGAATAGATTTGCAACTAAAATATGCTGACGTGGTTATGTCGGCTGGAAGACTATTGCAACAAGTAGCAGGCGAAAATAAGGACTTAGCTATCGCAGGGATTATATTAGACCAAGCTTCGGCAGTTGCATCTATTGCAATTAACACACAAAAGAATGCGGCTAAGGCTGGCTATTTAACTCCAACTGGTATTGCTGAATTAGCAGCAGGAGCAATTGGTATTGCTTCAGCTATTATGTCAGCCAAGCAAGGTATTGAGGCAATTAATTCTTCGGGCATTCAAGGTGGTAGCGGAGCAAGTGGCGGAATGACTGCACCGCCAGCACCAAGATTTAATGTAGTTGGGGCAAGCGGAATTAATCAAGTTGCACAATCAATAGGCAATCAATCAAGTCAGCCTATTAAAGCCTATGTAGTTTCAAAGGATGTAACGACTGCACAAAGCTTAGATCGAAACATTGTGAATAGTGCTTCGATGTAGTGAAAATAAAACAATCAATTTTTAAATCGTTTATAGATTATGAGAATCGTAGAATTAATCATAGATAAAGATACAGATGGCATTGATGCCGTATCCCTTGTCGATTTTCCTGCAATAGAGAGCAACTTTGTCGCTTTAAACAAAGAATACGAAGTTAAGCTTGCCGAAGTAGATGCAGAGAAACGGATACTAATGGGTGCGGCATTAATACCAAACAAGCAGATTTATCGCAAGTATGGTAAAGATGAGTTTTATGTGTTCTTTTCAAAGGATACAGTAAAGCAAGCTTCCGAATTATTCTTAAAGAATGGCAATCAATCAAACGCTACACTACAACACAATAGCAAGATTGATGGCATGACAGTTGTGGAATCTTGGATTATTGATGATACCGAAAACGACAAGTCAAATGCTTACGGCTTTTCATTGCCACAAGGTACTTGGATGATTTCAATGAAAGCAGATAATGACAAGGTTTGGCAAGATGTTAAAGATGGAAAGGTAAAAGGTTTTTCTATTGAGGGATATTTTGCCGACAAATTAGAAATGGCTAAAGAAGAAGAAATTGTTAATCAAATTATTCAAATTTTACAAGATGGCGAAAAGTAAAACCACATCTCCAACTGGGGGAAAGAGAGCTTGCTTGTGCGAAGATGGAACTTATAGTTCTGATTGTTGCAAAGGCGAAATTATTAATCAAGGAGTTGGATCGTTAGTAGAGCAAAATGCTCCATCTAATATAATTAATACCAATGCTCCAAGAACTATTGTAAGCGTAAATTAATCAATTTAAATAAATAAGTATGAACTACAAAAACAAGTTAAACCAAATCAAGGCATTACTTGCTTTAGAGGTTAAGCTTGCTCAAATGAAGCTTGAAGATGGTATTACCATTGTAGAGGCTGAAGCATTCGAGCCTGACTACTCTATTGGAATCGTAACACCTGATGGAATTGTACCTATGCCTATTGGCGAGTACAAGTTAGAAGATGGTAGCGTTTGTGTTGTTGCAGTTGAGGGTATCATTGCTGAAATTAAGCAAGAAGAAGCCGAAGCAGAAGCACCAGCAGAAGTTGCACCCGAAGAAGTGGTTGAGCCACAAATGGAAGCAGAGCCAGCAGCTCCATCTCCAAAGCGAATTGTTGAATCCGTTTCAAAGGAAACATTCTTCGAGGCAGAATTAGAAGCTTTGCGTACAGAACTTGCTGAAATTAAAGCAGAGAATGAGGCTTTGAAATTGTCTAAGCAATCATTAGAAGTTGAATTGTCAAATGTTGAAGAGGGAGCAGAGCCCATTGTGCTTAATCCTGAATCAGAAAGCAAAGCATCTTCATTTAAATTATCAAAGAATCGTGTTCGTTCAATCGAGGATTCAGTATTTTCTAAAATTTTTAACAAATAACAAATAAATGGCTACTACTACAAGCATTACAACAACTTATGCTGGCGAATTTAAGGATCAAATTATCGCTGCTGCATTATTATCTGCACCAACTATCGAAGCTGGTGGTATTACGGTAAAACCAAGCATTAAATACAAAGAGGTTATCAAGCGTTTATCGACTGATGCTATCTTGAAGAATGCCTCTTGCGATTTTACTGCAACTTCTACTGTTACATTAACAGAGAGAATCCTTATTCCTAAAGAATTCCAAGTGAATTTGCAACTTTGCAAGAAAGATTTCCATTCAGATTTCTTATCTGCTCAACAAGGATACGGAGCATTTGATACATTGCCAACTTCTTTCCAAGATTACTTAGTTGCTCATGTTGCTGCTAAAGTTGCGGCAAAGAACGAAACAAACATTTGGTCAGGTGTTACTGCTAACGCTGGCGAGTTTGATGGTTTTGCAACATTGTTATCAGTTGATGCTGCTTTACCTGCTGCTCAAGAAGTTACTGGTACTACTGTTACTGCATCCAATGTTGTTTCTGAATTAGGCAAAATCGTTGATGCTATCCCTGCTGCACTTTACGGAAACGATGGCTTGTACATCTATGTTTCACAAAACATTGCTCGTGCTTATGTTCGTGCTTTGGGCGGATTTGGAGCATCAGGATTAGGAGCTAATGGTACTAACTCTTTGGGTACTCAATGGTACAATAACGGCTCACTTTCTTTTGATGGTGTTAAAATCTTCGTAGCAAATGGTTTGGCTGCTAATACTGCAATCGCTGCTACTAAGGATAACTTGTTCTTCGGTACTGGCTTATTAACTGATTTGTCAGAAGTTAAAGTTATTGACTTAGCTGACTTGGATGGCTCACAAAATGTTCGCGTAGTTATGCGTATGACTGCTGGTGTTCAATACGGAGTTGTTGAGGATATTGTTACTTATGGTATCACTAACGCAGCTAACTAATTAGCACTTTAATAGCTCCTCGTTAATTCGGGGAGCTTATTTTCAATCATTTTAATTTTATAAATATGGCTTGTGATATTTCACTTGGTCGCTTAGAGCCTTGTAAAACAAGTAACGGAGGATTAAAAGCCGTTTACTTTGTGAACGAGGGCGATGCGACCACAGTAACATACGATGTTACGGATACGGATGCCATTTCAGCGGTTGCAGGTACACCAACTGCATATAAGTATGATTTGAAAGGAGCTTCATCTTTTGAGCAAACTATCACTTCATCTCGTGAAAATGGTACTACTTTCTTTGAGCAAACACTTAATTTGACTTTAAAGAAATTAACAATTAAAGACCATAAGCAAATCAAATTGCTTTCTTATGGCAGACCACAAGTTATTGTTGAAGACAACAATGGGAACTTGTTCTATTGTGGTTTAGCACATGGAATGGAAGTAAGCGGTGGCACAATCGTTACTGGTGCTGCAATGGGAGATTTGTCAGGATATACTTTGGTATTATCAGGACAAGAGCCTGTGCCTGCAAACTTCTTAACTACTACATTGGCTACGGCTGGTTTTACAGTTGTTGCCGGAGTTTAGTTTGAGTGTTGTTTTTTAGGGTTTGAAATTGGGCGGACAGATGTTCTGCCCTTTTTCATTTAAAAACAAACCTATACTAATATCGTTTATTAATTATGATAATATTACAAGAATCAGCGATAGCACAAGAGGTCAAGTTTATACCTACACGACTTGCAACTGCTAACAAGTTATTTTTGCGAAACGAATCTACGAATGTGGAAGTTGAATATGCAATTACTTGTACTGCTGAAAGCTTCTATTTGAAATTTAGTAAGATTGTCGCTTTAGAACAAGGACATTTTTACACCATGACTATCAAGAATAATACGGATTTAGTGTATCTTGATAAGGTATTTTGTACTAACCAAGATATTGATACATATTCGGTTAATAAGGATGAATATGTTGCACACAATCAAAATATAATTTTCTATGAGTAATATTCACTTCGTGGAATTGGAGGCTTACAAAGCTCCTAAATCAATCGAAAGCAACAAGAATAATTGGGTAGAGTTTGGAGATAAGAACGATTATTATGGTTGTTTAAATGACCGTTATAATGGATCAACAACAAACAATTCAGTTATCAATTCAATTTGTAAACTTATTTACGGCAAAGGATTAGATGCAACAGATTCTAATCGCAAACCGAATGAATATGCTCAAATGAAAATGCTATTTCGTAAAGAGGTAGTTAAGAAATTAGTAGTTGATTACAAGCGATTAGGACAAGGGTATTTGCAGTTGATTTATAACAAAGCAAAGAATGCGATTGTAAGAGTTGAGCATATCCCTACGATGAATATTCGTGTAGAGAAGTGCAACGATAAAGGCGAGATTACAGGGTACTATTATAGCGATAATTGGCAGGATACGAAGAAATTTCCCCCTAAACGCATTCCAGCTTTCGGGTTTGGAGATAAGACCTTGGAATTGGCGATGGTTGGTAATTACACAATCGGGCAAAAGTATTACTCGAATATTGATTATATGGGTGCTTTACCTTATGCTCAATTAGAAGAAGATATTGCGGATTATTTAATTAATGATGTTCAAAACGGCTTTGCCCCCACTACTATTATTAACTTTAATAATGGTATCCCTGATGAAGAAAAGCAAGAGTTAATCTCTAACGATGTCAAGCGTAAAACTTCGGGTTCACATGGTGTTAAAACTATCGTGGCATTCAATAACGATGAAACCAAGAAAACAACTATTGATTCTGTTCCTTTAAATAATGCTCCCGAACATTACCAATATTTAAGCGAAGAAGCAAGGGGCAAGATTTTACTTGGGCATGGTGTAACTTCGGGTTTATTATTTGGTATCCCATCAGCCAATGGATTTAGTTCTAATGCGGATGAATTGAAGAATGCGTTTGTCTTATTTGACAATATGATTATCAGACCATTTCAAGAGAATCTTTGCGATATGTTCGATGAGATTTTAGCATTCAATAAGATTAGCTTAAATCTTTATTTCAAAACGCTTCAGCCATTGGAGTTTACTGACTTATCGCCTGTTGTTGATAAGGCATCAATGGAGGAGGAAACGGGAGTTAAATTATCTTCACAAGAAGATTACTTGGATGAATTTGGAGAAGAAATAAACTTGGAGGAATGGGAGTTAATTGATTCTCGTGTAGTTGAAAGTTTGGAGGATGAGGAAAGATTAGATGCAGAATTGGAATTGCTTAACAATCCCGAAAAATCTTTATTCTCAAAGGTGTGGGAGTTTTTAGCTCCATCTACTGGAGTTGCAAGACCCGACTTAAAATCTTCTCAAGATGGCAAGCTTTTTATGTCAAGATATAGATATAGTGGCAATCCAAATCCCGAAAGAGAATTTTGCAAGAAAATGATGCGAATGAATAAGCTATATCGTAAAGAGGATATAGATCGTATGAGCAAAAAGAATGTAAATCCTGGCTTTGGTATGCATCCTAATCCGAACGAGCCTTATGATATTTTCCTTTGGAAAGGTGGCGGAAAGCTTAGTGATGCTTATAATTTTGGAACTTGTAAACATTTTTGGACAAGAGAAACTTATAAGAGATTCACTAATCCAAAAACCTCTAAAGAAATAACTCCAGCACAAGCAAGAAAGGCTGGCGAAATATTACCAACAGTAGATAAGAGGGCTTATATTGCTCCTCACGATATGTAATTTATTAAATAATAAACATGGCACAGGCTCTTTTTGTTACTCGTGATGACATTGTTAAATATACTGCCTTAAATGGCAATATAGACACAGACAAATTCATTCAGTGGGTAAAGGTTGCACAAGATATTCATATCCAAAACTATCTTGGCACAAAGCTTTTCAATAAGATTAACAATGATATTGTAGCTAATACCTTAGCTAATCCATATTTAACGCTTTTAAATGTGTATATTAAGCCGATGGTAATACATTGGTCAATGGTTGAGTATATGCCATTCGCAGCTTACACAATAGCTAACAAAGGGGTTTACAAGCATGGTAGCGAAAATAGCACCAATGTCGAAAAATCCGAAGTTGATTTCTTAGTTGAAAAAGAAAGAAGCATTGCGGAGAATTATACTCGTAGATTCATTGACTATATGAGCTTTAATCAATCAAGTTTTCCTGAATACAACACAAATTCAAACGCAGATGTCTATCCCGATAAAGAAGCAAATTTCGGAGGCTGGTACTTATAGAGGTAAGTATAAGCCAAAAGATAAGAATGTAAAGAAATTACAAATATTTTTAAAACAGATAAGCAATGAGTCTTAATTTTACACATATAAAAGGTGATACTTTTAACGAGGTAGCCTTTGAATTAAAAATAGATACGGTAGCAGTAAACTTAACTGGTGCGGTTATTAAGATGCAATTGCGTAAGAATGCAAATGATGTAACACCAGCTTTATCGCTCACTTCTGTAAGTTCAGCAGGCATTACAATTACGGCTGCTTCATTAGGTCAATTCAAAATCAACGAGCAAATCATTGACATAGTAGCGGATACTTACCAATATGATATTCAAATCACTTTTGCAAGTGGTATAGTTAAGACTTATATTCAAGGTACTTTTAATATCACTCCCGAAATAACACGATAATTATGTGTGATAATAACATCGAAATTGGTGTTACGGAAATCACTAATAATATTCTTATTTCCGCAACTCCGACTGACCAAATCATTGATATCAATGTTCTCGAAACCACGGAGAATGTAGAATTAACAATCACTCCATCAGTTGTGGAGGTTAATATTGATGTAACCCAAAATCTGATTACCGAAGTTGTTACGGTAGATGCAAATACTTGCGTTAATATCGTAGATGTTGTAGTTACGGATGCAACTGAAAATGTCGTTTTAAACATCACTCCAAGCTTAGTTGAGGTAAATATCAATAGAGGAGAAAATAATCTCTCTATCGCTGAATATGATACCTTTGCCGACTTGCCTACTGTTGGTAATACCGATACTTATTACATTACCTTAGATGCAAATAAGTTTTGGCGATGGGATGCGATTAATGAGGTCTATGTTGAGATTTCGGATAGCGATGACAGAATCCCTTATTTAGGTGCAATCAAGAACTCCGATCTTGGAGAATGGGGAATCAAGACTAATTGGCTTGGCTTAGACACAACTCCAACGAATCCTCCTACGGTTGCTGGTACAATGACTTGGAACGATTCCGATGGTACGGCTGATTTGAAGCTAAAAGGCGGTAATGTTACCTTGCAAATCGGGCAAGAAAGCGTAGTTCGAGTAGTTAATAAAACGGGTGCAACATTAAACGAAGCAGATTTTAGGGCGGTAAGAGTTCGTTCTGTATCAGAGGGAGGGGCACAAGGTCAAAGGCTTGCGGTATTATTGGCTCAAGGTAGTAACGATATGAATTCGGCTACTACTATTGGTATAGTTACAGAGAGCATCGCAGACAATCAAGAGGGATTCATTACTACTTTTGGTAATGTTAGTGGCATTAATACAACAGGTGCTAAATCTTGGGCAAGTTCTGAAACTTGGTTAGATGGGGATATTCTTTATTTATCTCCCGACCACGCAGGTTATTTGACTAAGGTAAAACCAGTTGCTCCACAACACGCAGTAACAGTAGGTTATGTCGTTTATGCTCACGCTAATAACGGAAAGATATTTGCCAAAGTTGATAACGGCTTTGAGTTAGATGAATTGCACAATGTGCTAATCACATCGCCAACTAACAATCAAGGATTAGTTTACGATTCGACTTTAGATGTTTGGAAAAACGCAGCGATTCAGTTGCCTTTAAGTGCAACTTCTCCTTTGAGTATCGCTTCAAATGTTATATCAATTAGCCAAGCAACTGCAACCACTGATGGCTATGTAACAAGTGCGGATTGGAACTACTTTAGTGCAAAACAACAAGCTTTAAGCGGTACAGGATTCGTTAAAATAGCAGGTAGTACAATCAGCTATGACAACACAATTTATACTCCACAAAGTAGGGTATTAACGATTAATGGAACGGCTTACGATTTAAGTGCAGATAGAAGCTGGAGTATTTCGGTTGGATCGGGGATGCGAAATGTATCTTCATTTATTGCAACGGCAGGACAAACGACTTTTACTATTGTTGGAGGATATACGGCTGGCTTAGTTGATGTCTATGTAAATGGTGCAAGACTAAACGCAAGTGATTATACTGCAACAAATGGCACAACGGTTGTATTAGCAACAGGATTAGTTGCCAATGATATTGTTGATATTATTAACTATGTCGCAAGCTTAACAAGTGGGATAACTGGAAGTGGAACTTCTGGATACATTCCAAAATGGTCGGGAAGTTCTAACTTAACTAATTCAACAATCAGCGAAACGGTTGTTGGTGTTGGTATTAATACTCCAGCCCCAAGAGGTTCTTTTGAAGTGCTTGGAAACATATATTCTAATAATGGTGCAGTATGGGTTGAAGATGGACAAGGCTTCTTAATTGGAGATTTAGATGCAGGAGCAAGTTATGCGTTTATGTCTGGGGTTGGCTCAACAGGGGCAGCATCTTATTTGACATTTCATACCAATTACTTAGAAAGACTTAGAATTATTGCCAATGGTAATATTGGAGTAGGTATGACAAATCCAACTGCCCCATTCCATGTTACAGGATTAGTTGCGGTAAACGATGCAGGTATAAACATTGATGATGGATACCAATTAGTATTTGCGAGATATGGCAATACTGAATACGCTTCTATTGAGGGTGGCTCATGGTCTTCAACTACGAATTACTTACGATTCATTACAACGGCAAATGAAGCGATGCGTATTATCGCAAATGGTAGTGTTGGAATCGGATTAACTAATCCTGCATACAAGTTAGATGTGGTAGGCGATGTAAACATCACAGGAACTTATCGGGTCAATGGGGTTGCTATTGCATCAGGAACAATCACAGGTTCAGGAACGGCAAACTACATTACCAAATGGAGTGGTACAAGTGCAATAACTAATTCCTTAATTTACGACAATGGTACAAATGTGGGGATTGGCACAACAAGTCCTGATACATATCAACTAGGTGGTAAATTTGTAGTAGCGGCAGCCACAAGTGCATTTTATTTTAACGATGCTAATAATCGTTTAGTTTTAGATGGGGCAGGTACAGCAAGGGATTTAACATTCTATTTCAGGTATTCAAATTCGGCATCATTTCAAACTGATTCGTATTTTAAATTCCTGATTAATTCGACAGAGGCAATGCGAATTACTTCAAATGGTAAAGTAGGTATTGGAACAACAAATCCTACTGAAAAATTAAATGTTTATACTAATGAATTAATTTGGGGAATTGATATTCAACATGGATATACTGCATCTAATCAATATTATGTTGCTTTTAGAAATAGTGCAGGCTCACAAACTGGTAATATTCAAGGAAATGGCACAACAACTTCATATAACATCACTTCCGATTACCGATTAAAAGAAGATTTAAAGCCAATAAAAGGGTTAGAACAAGTTTCTAAAATTAATGTTTATGACTTTAAATTTAAAAATTCATCTAATAGAATGGATGGTGTATTAGCACACGAATTACAAGAAGTTTTACCTTTTGCAGTAACTGGTATTAAAGATGGAAAAGATATGCAATCGGTGGATTACTCAAAGATTGTACCTATTTTAGTTCAAGCAATCAAGGAATTAAATGCAAAATTAGAAGCAAAATAAGATGTCAAAAAATACTGATTTAAGCGAGTTAATAAATTATGTGAAAGGGATTTCATCAGGAAGATTGACATTCCCCTTTTACACTTCTACAACATCTTTCACGGGTACGGTTGCAGGATATTTGGGTTTTGATTCAAGTGGTAATATCTTAACGGCTACATCCCCTGCTACGCAATGGACAACTAACGGAACAAGCATCTATTATAACACAGGTAATGTCGGGGTTGGTGTAGTTAATCCAGCTTACAAGATTGATGTTTCAGGAGATATTAATATTACGGGAGCATTTAGAGTAAACGGAGTTGCAATTGGCACAGGTGGAGGCGGTGGAATATCAGGGGCAGGAACTACTAATTATCTAACTAAATGGTCAAGCAGTACATCAGTAACAAACTCAATTGCCTTTGATGATGGTACTAACTTTGGAGTTGGCACTACAACACCATTGTATAAATTTGCCGTTCAGCCATTTGCCAATCTAAACTTTGGAGTTGGTAGAACTACCTTATTTTCCGCAGATGATTCAATCTTTATAAATGCGGTTAATAATTCATACGGAGCAATTCCAATGGCTATTAACGCTTCATTTTTTGGCTTCTATGTGTCCTTTAGCGAAGCAATGCGAATTGATGCTACAAAGAATGTATTAATAGGCACAACAAGTGGAGTTAGTGGAGGTGGATTATTACAAGTTGCTGGCGATGTAAACATTAGTGGGCAATTTAAAATTAATGGGGTTGCAATCGGTAGTGGTGGTGGAGGCGGAGGTAATGTCTTTGCAGGTACACAAACTACGAACTATGTTACCAAGTGGACAAGCTCTAACTTCATTGGTAATTCTAATATCTTTGATAATGGATCAATTGTCGGAATTGGTACTACGGGCATAACTGGTGGCGGAGCATTCCAAGTGGCAGGAGATGTTAATATCACAGGCACATTTAAGGTAAACGGAACGGCTATCGGAACTGGTGGTGGAGGGGTATCAGGAAGCGGAACAACTAACCGAATTGCAATGTGGTCAAGTTCTACTTCATTAACAGATTCGGGAATATACCACACTACTTATAGCGGTAATAATGTTATCGGATTCCAGCCATCGGGTGCAGCAAGCGAGGTAATGCGAGTAGAAAATAATGGTCGAGTTTATATCGGTGCAAGTACGGCTGCAAATGCTTCTTTGGCTTTAAATATCCATGTTAATGGTAATGGAAGCATAGCAACACAATTAGGTTCAACTACCTTTTGGGCGGTGGCAAGAATCATGCAAAATGAAACGCAATTTAGAGGCATCGGATTCGGCTATGACACACTTGGGCAAGCAGGCTTTATCTACGGAACTGCACCAAGTTTATTGTTTAATTCGACTATTAAATTTGTGGTGGCTAAATCTTCAACTGCAACATGGATCGAAGCAATGGCAATCAAGCATAATACTATTAATACAACGATATTGCCTACTTCTCCAACAGGTTTAGTAACTGGAGATTTATGGCGAGATGGTAGTGGGTATCTTCATATTGTATAATTTTATTATATTGCATAAAAAAACAACACAAAATGAAAACAAATGCAGATTTATTAAGCCTTATTCAGCTATTAAATGCGAATGTAGGCGAATCAAAGACAAAAGGGCAAAAGAAATTAGTCAAGATTGGCGAGAGATTAAAGCCTTTTATTGATGAATTTAACGAGAAGCGTGAAGAAATTCGATTAGATGCAGCTTCGGTGGATAAAGATGGTAATTTAATTACAAACGAAAAGGGCGATTATTCGTTTAATAAAGAGGGAGTTAAGAAATTAAATCAGCAGATAAAAGATTTACTTTTAACTACTTTGAATTTCACTCCTATCCCTGTTATTAATCCTGATGGACTTGATATTTATTCATTCCTTGAAGGTTGGATTTCGGGAGTTGAGTTTAAAAAAGCAGAAGAAATAGAACTATAAAGATATGGTAGTAACACTTGATTGGATAATTGTTCAACTTGACACAAAGCCACAAGCTGGCGATTTACTTGATGTGGTAAGTTTAATTCATTGGCGGAGAAAAGCTATTGATGGCGAATTTATCGCAGAATCTTATGGCACTATGTCTTGCCCAACACCATCCGAAACCGATTTTACTGCCTATCCTAACTTAACAGAAGCACAAGTTAAATCTTGGCTTGATGCTGGACTTGATGTAGCTACTATTGATGCTGGACTTGTTAGCTCAATCGAGGCTCAAAAGAATCCTCCTATTGTTGTACTTCCTTTACCTTGGGCAGAATGAATTTAGATGACATTATAGTGCCATCAATTACAGGTGGGATAGCTTCATTTGTTACTTGGCTAATCGGCAGGAAAAAAGAGAATGTCGAAGTACAAGGAAGCGAAATAACTAATACACAGGAAGCAATTAAAATTTGGAGGGAGATGGCACAAGAGATGTCCGACAAAGTAAAGGAGTTAGGAGATAAAGTTGATGCTCTTACCCAAGAGGTCCATAGCCTTAGAAGTGAAAACACCGAATTAAAACAAAAACTTGGATTAGATGAAAGTAAACCAAATCGGAGCAAAAGGGTTAAACCTGATTAAAAAATACGAGGGGTTTAAATCTAAACCTTATCTTTGCCCAAGTTCTATTCCGACTATCGGGTATGGGGCTACTTATTATCCTGATGGTAGAAAGGTAAAACTAACCGACAAACCAATTACACAAAAGGAAGCCGATACGATGCTCCTAAATATGCTCAAACATTACGAGCAGGGTGTTGATTCGTTTACGACAGATAAAGTTAATCAGAATCAATTTGATGCACTTGTAAGCATAGGATACAACATAGGCTTGCAAGCATTAAAGGGAAGCACATTAATTCGAAAGGTTAATCTCGATCCAAACGACAAAACAATTAAGAATGAGTTTATGCGATGGACAAAGGCTAACGGAAAAGTTTTAGATGGCTTATTGTGTCGCAGAAAAGAAGAAGCAGACCTTTATGGAACAATACACTAATTTAATCAAGGCAGTAACTTCTTTACTGCTTTTATTTTTTGTGGCATTTATCTACAAATCTTGCAAAGAAAAGCCTCAAACTTTGCCAATCTCACAACAAATCACAATCCAAAATGAAATCATTAAAGTCGATTCCTCTATTAATCGGATTCCTTTTACTCTTTCAGATAGCCAAAGGACAAATTTCATACAAAATTATCGGACATTCAGGTAAACAAATTTGTTTACCAGTTACTTTAATGGATACTATTATCCATGATTTACAAGAAAGGAAGTTGTTAATTAAAAAAGATTCCTTAAATTCCAAGTATATTTCGATTCTAACGCAAGAAAATTACGATAGACAATCAAAGATATATGAAACCGAAAAATCGTTTATTATAAGCGATTCTAAACGCAAAAGAAACGGATGGCAAAGGAATTTCTTTTTAATCACAACGATAGTAACTTCTTGCTTTTTAATCCGATGAATGATAAGCTTTCAACTGCACAAGTTCTTGACATTATGCTTGATGTAATGCAACAAATAAACGATGCAGATGATGCTACATTTGTCCTAAAAATGAAACTTGCCAATAACATCGAGTTCTTGGTGGATCAGCTAATGAATGAATATGAGCAATCAAGAAAATAAAACTACTCAAGAGGTTAGTCTTGAGGCATTGGAGCTTTATAAGACTGGGCAATTTGAAACTCAAGGTTCAATCGTTAGGCATTTAATTGACACTTATCCACATATCGGGAAAGAACAATTAAGACTTGCTTTGCTTCGTAGGGTTCAACGATACAAACTAAAAGAACACCATCCAGCTTTAACCACAGAATGTGAAGCAGTTGGCTTACCTTTAGAAAATGTTAGTAACTATTGGTACAAGGGCAAGCAATATTCGGTTCATGTTCGAGGCGATAAAGGCGAAACCGATTACAAGAAAGTAATCGAAGAAATTGTTTCAGCTTATAATCCCGATGAACTAAGAGTAATAGAATACCATAAGCTATTATCTCCTAAAGCAATTAAGGCTACCTTGTCTGATATGCACATTGGCTTAGAGCCTAATCCACAAAATAAGTCTTTATTTGCTTATGAGTACAATGAGGATATATTCAAAGCTAATCTTGATAAGGTATTCAATAGTATTTTAAAAGAATACAAGCAGAATGGGAAGTTTGATTTACTTATCATTGATGACTTGGGAGATGGGCTTGATGGGTGGAATGGGCAAACTACAAGAGGGGGGCATCCTCTTGAGCAAAACATGAATAATGAAGATGCTTTCAGAGTATTTGTTGAGGGTAAATTAAACTTAATTGAGAATTGTATTCAAGCTGGTATTGCAAACGAAGTATTAGTTCGTAATGTGGCTAATGATAATCATTCGGGAAGCTTTGCTTCAATAGCCAACTTAACGATTAAGATGCTATTAGAAAGAACTTATTCAAACGAATCGGTTAATTTCTATATTCTCAATAAGTTTATGGAGCATTTCACTTATGGGGATCATACATACATTTTAACACATGGGAAAGATTCCCAGTATATGTTTAAGGGGTTGCCATTCGAGTTAAACGATAAGGCTATTTCATTTATCAATGATTATATTGACCATTATAATATAGCTACAAAGTACATTCACTTAGAGAAAGGCGATTTGCATCGTATAGGTTATTCAAGGACAAAGAAGTTTGACTATCGCAATTACATGAGCTTTGCTCCTCCATCTGCTTGGGTGCAACATAATTTCGGAGATTGCTATTCAGGATATTCTATCGAAACAATTACAAAGTTTGGAGGGGAAATAAGCCATACGGATTATTATTTTGATTTAACCAAAAAGATTTAGCATATTGCATTATAGTTTTTCATAGTTTAGTTTGATAAGGTTTAGAAATAGAAAGGATGTCGGTTATACTGATGTCCTTTTTTGTTGCTTGAAAATAATTAAAAAAAATAATTAAAAAAGTTTTTTTTATTCCAAAGTAAATATTACCTTTGACCTATCGAAAGCACTGAAGCAATCGAATAAACCTTATCAAAATGAACAAAGAAGAATTAAAATCGGTATTAGATTCGCATTTAAAATGGGTAAATGGCGAATTAGATGGTAAGCGAGCATACTTGCGTGAAGCAGACTTGCGTGGAGCAGACTTGCAGGGAGCATACTTGCGTGGAGCAGACTTGCAGGGAGCAGACTTGCGTGGAGCATACTTGCAGGGAGCAGACTTGCAGGGAGCATACTTGCGTGGAGCAGACTTGCGTGGAGCAGACTTGCAGGGAGCATACTTGCGTGGAGCAGACTTGCGTGGAGCATACTTGCAGGGAGCAGACTTGCGTGGAGCAGACTTGCGTGAAGCAGACTTGCGTGGAGCAGACTTGCGTGAAGCAGACTTGCGTGGAGCATACTTGCAGGGAGCAGTAATGCCAATGATATGCAGGTGGTCGCATGGTATAGTTGATGGCATGATAAAAATCGGATGCAAAACCAAATCAATCGAGGATTGGGATAAATTCTTTGAATCTGATAAAGTTTATGAAACGCAAAGGAATACCGACGATTTTACGCATATCAGAGCAGTATTCGAGAGTTATAAAGCATATTTGAATGTTATTAATAAACCTAAAACACCGGACAAATGAAAAACTTTATCTCACTAATGATTGGCGAAGACTTCACAACTGCCGACATTAAGCCAGCTTTAATATTAGCTGCAAAATTAGCCTTAATTCTTACAATCGTATCAATCATTGAAAAGTTATGAAAACTATCAAAGCACAATTCAAAGATGAAGCGGGATATTACACAATGATATTCACTTTCAATCACGAGTTATGGACTATCAAAGACATAATCTCCCACGAATGTTTTAAAGCAAAATCTAAATTTATAAAATTTATCAATTATGAAGAATCTAATTAAATCACTTTCGGACTTTCAAAATGAATGTCCAATTATACACAAGGACACAAAAGGGCATAACTATACTTATGCTGACTTGCCTCAAATCTTTAGCGTTATCAATCCGTTGTTAAAGAAGCATAAGCTTTGCTTCACACAACTACTGGAGAATGATGGCATCAAGACTATCTTATTCCATGTTGAAAGCGGAGAGCAACTCGAAAGCTTTACGCAGATTCCAAAGGTTAAGCTTGGTAATATGAATGATTATCAAGCGTATGGATCGGGAGTTACTTACTTTAGAAGATACGCTTTGAGTTCAATGCTTGGAATAATTACCGACAAGGACTTGGATGCAGCTGGTACTCAGGTTAAAGAAGAAGCTCTTAAAGTGGTCGCATTGAAACCTGTTATAATGGATTCAGATGTTGAATTAGGGTTAAGCAATGCAAAGGATATTGATGGACTTAATAAGTATTATTTATACCTATCCGACAATTATAAATTATCTGATTCTCAAATAAAATTATTTTCAAACCGTAAATCTCAATTACAATAATGGAAAAGAAAGACAAAGTATTCGCAGATGGTATTATCTTCAAGAGAAATGATAATGCACCAAGCTTCGCCATTGGCAAGCTATCGTTCAAAGTAGATGAGGCTATTGCTTTCCTACAAGCAAATGATAAAAATGGATGGGTTAATTGTAATATCAATAAAGCTCAAAGTGGTAAAATTTACATTGAACTTGATACTTGGGAAGCAAATGGATTCCAAAAGAAAGAAGCTCCAGTAGCTTCGCAAGCTCCAACTACTCACAACGATAATTCGCCATTACCTTTTTAGCCATGGAAAAGAAACGAACAGCTATCGAATGGCTTGAAAAAGAATTAGAAACCCAATGTATGATTACTTGTTTTGCCTGGGAAGATGAAGTTTATTTTAGAAAGCTATTAGCTAAAGCCAAACAAATGGAGAAAGAGCAGATAATTAAAGCAAATTATGATGGATTTGTCGAAGGTGTAGAGTATTTTAAAAACGATGGAGAACCTAAAAGTTCAGAACAATATTACAACGAAACTTATGATATTTAAACTAAATAACCTATACCGATTTGCTTGGGAAGACCATTATAAGGGAGATTATAAAGGTTACCAAGAGGAGTTCTATCACATCAAATCTTTCAAAAGCCAAGGGGAGGGAGATGCTTATTATCAAAGCATGATTGTAGGCAACTTCTGCAAAGGAATCCTTGATTACGATGACGCTTACGATGAAGCTTTGGCTACTGGAGATGCAGAAATTATAGAAGATTACATTTTAAAAAATACTTATTATTATGAAAATTAGAAAATTAGATTTATACAAGGAGGTAGCGGATCGGTTAAACTCGAAAGGAGTTAAGCCATTTTCAGCAAGGGAATTTAATATGCCATTAGTTCAGCAAGTAGTTTATGGCAAGGTTCGCAACGAAGATGTTATGGCTGAAATTAAAGAGCTGATGCTCGAAAAGCTACGTGGCTCAAGGTAAGAACAAGCAACACGAGAGAGCCAGCGAAGCGTTGGCTTTCTTTGGACTATGTGGCATAATTGCCTGTTGGATTATAATACTAATCGTTTATCTATTTGAGCTATGAACGGAATAGGATTACTACTATTTATTGTTTATGTTGTAATAATTACAATCAATGCAATAATATTTTCATTGAGCATGGGAATGCTTATGTACAGGTTAATTAATTATATAAAAAAACTATGACACCAAAAGAAAAAGCAGAAGAATTAGTTAATAAGTTTAATTATGGCAATAAACATTTCTTAATGCCTGATGCAAAACAATGTGCATTAATTGCAGTAGATGAGATATTGAATAATTTTGGTTTAGTTATTTATGGTAAACCATTTTATACTTCAAGTAATACTGTATTTTTTTACAAAGAAGTTAAAGAAGAAATAATAAAATCATGAAAGAGCTAACCTTTAACCAATGGCAAGCACATCTTGCTAAAGAATTACAAAACAACTATCGTAAACTAAAACTAATCAAAGATGAAAAGCTTCAAAAAGTATCACGAAGAAAGTCCACAAATTTACACAGAGTTTAAGCGTTTAGCATTCCAGCTTATTAACAGAGGATATAAACACATAGGAGCAAAGCAGATATTTGAAGTGATCCGTTGGCAAACTATGGTATCGGGTAGCGATGAGTTCAAATGCAACAACTCATATACATCAGATTATGCAAGGCTATTTGAAAAAGATTTTCCTTTGTACGCTGGAATATTTCGCAAAAGACTTGTTAGAATAAAAGAAGATTAGTATATTGTAGAACAAATTAGCGAAAGGGGTGAGAGTCTTTCGGTGATTTAAGGGTTTAAAAAACCAAAGCCAGTTCCAATCTCTCACTTGGGCTGGCTTTTTTCATTTAAAATTATGGCAGCATTTAGGAAAATTTCAGTAACATTTTGGAGTGATACATTCGTTGGCGATCTAACTCCTGAGCAAAAGTATTTTTATCTTTACCTAATGACTAATGATAAAACCACTCAATGCGGAATCTACGAAACTTCAATTCGTAAGATGTCTTTCGATACTGGTTACAATCAGGAAACGGTAGTTAAGCTTATTGATTTCTTTCAAGAGATGAATAAAGTAAGATGGTCAAAAGAAACCAATGAGATATGCTTATTGAATTGGGCAAAGTACAATGACTCTACTTCCCCAAAAGTTCAGGCTTGCATAGATAAAGAGCTTCTAAAGGTTAAAAATAGAGTATTGATAGAGTATCTATACAGTATCGATACACATCCACAAAAAGAAGAAGAAAAAGAAAAAGAATACCAAGAAGAAGAAGAACGAGAATTCACTTTTAGGGATGCATTATTTGAACAATGGTTTGCTTATAAAAAAGAAAAAAAACAAACTTACACTAAGATTGGAATTGATACATTAAAAAAGAAATGGGAAAGTAAATCAGATGAAGACCTTCAACAAGCAATCGTAATTTCAATCTCAAACAATTATTCAGGACTATTCGAAACTAAACAAACAAACAATGGAACTAACTACAACGAACCAAAACTTGGAACATCTGCCGCAAGAATGCAAGCTCTTAAAGACTGGTAACGCTTTAGCAGAGCAGCTTATGCAAGCGAGCAAGGGGCATACTTTGCGTGTAAGCGATGAAAATGACTTAAAGCAAGTGTTACGCTATTCGATGCTTTTAGTTGGCTTACGAGCCAATAATATGCCAACGGAGGAAGAGAAGTTTGTACTGATTAATTTTATTAAAACCAACTTTGCAAATGTAACCATTGCTCAAATCAAATTAGCCTTTGATATGGCAGTAGCTGGCAAGCTTCAAGTAGATGCTAAATGCTACGAGAACTTTTCTTGTGAATTCTTTGGTAGAATAATGGCTAAATACTTGGAGTTTTCAGCAGAAGAAACAAGGATTATTAGTCAAAGAGTTGTTGAAGATGAGTCATTACCAAAGCCAAGCCAAGAAGAACTTAAAGCACAAGCCATAATCAATGCAAATGATTACGCTGACAAGTTAGCTAACGATGCTAAATTTAAGTGGTACAATGGGGGACTGAGTGCATTATACGACATTGCAAAGGAAACAAGCATACTTAGATTATCACTTGAAGAAAAACAAGAGATATGGGATAAGTTTAATGGCAATGTTATTGCTGCAAAAGAACAAGGATATAAGAAATTTGTACAAAACTTGGCTGACTTCGATGTAAGATTGGATGAAGCTGGAAATATTAAACCTATCGAATAATGAGAAAGCTAATATTAATTGTAATCGGATCGCTTACTTTACTAACTTTATATACAATAGAAAAAAGTAATGTACCAAAGAAAAGAGTATATTTGAAAGTAGTAGAGGAAACCTTTCACGAGGACTTTGATTCTACTTATTATTTTAATGGTTGCAAAACCGATACATTCAAACTAAACCATAAATGTAGTGGGAAAGATAATAATTAAAAACCTTACTGATGTGCCCGATTCGAAAGTTTTAGGGATTGTTATATCAGTAATTGATTTAGGCAAGATTTCAAATAATGGTAAGCAATATTGCTATTTGTGTACGCAACATCTCGATGGCGAAGAATATCATATTGTAACTGATTTGCGAAAATGTAGTGATGTGTTTACTTTTTATAAAGCAAAACAAGATGAATAAAATACTCATTCTATCACTCATTTGTTTCTCTTGTGAAGTCAAAGAGCCACCAAAGCCTGTGAGTGTGGAGAAGATTACAAAGGGGTATGGCTTAACACCACACCCGACAGGTTCAGCGTTTTATCCGATAATTATACCAAACTTAAAATACAATGGAAAATAAACAAACACCAATTGATTATATAAGGGATAATTTGTTTTATCCAATACAACTTAATCAATTAAAAAGGGTATTAAGTGAAGCGGAACAAATGCACAAAGAGCAGATAAAAACGGCTTATTTAGATGGGCGTTATCATCCAATGACATCAGAAGATTATTACAACGAAACTTATGGCAAATAGAGCAGAAACATTAACTCAAAACGAATTACATTGCCCTAATTGCAATCATGATTATGCCAATGATAATTTGATTGAACGATTCAGTAGATCGGGTAACACAAAGTCAATAAACTTACGATGCGATTGCAAGCAATTGTTAGCATTTAAGAAGCTTTCTAATTTCTACAAGATTTACGACATTACCGAAATAAAGAAGCGAGATAATGCAAGAGAGAAACTCAAGCGACAAGGCAAGCTTCGCAAAGAATATCGTAATCATTGGAATTTAAGACACGATAATTACTTAACTTGTTTCTGGTGCAATCACGATAACGATTTGAAAGGAGTGAAAGAAATGTTTAAAGCATTTCCTTTGAAAGACAGGATTCATTACTCTTGTGATAAATGCAATAGAAAATCAAGCGTGCAAATTACTTCAAGAGGATTCTATGTAATGCATCCAGCAGATAAGCAAAGGTACTTACGCAATGTTGAAAAGGGGAGTGCAAGATTAATCACTTTAAAAGACCATAATTAGCAATGCTACTAACTATCAAAGGACAAGTACCAAGCAAGAGCAATGGCTATCGAATAGCTAATAATCGATTATTTAAATCGAAAGAGTTAAAGGACTACGAAGAATCATTTGCTTGGCAAGTTGCAAAGATTAATACAAGGATTGATGCAAAGTTTGGAATTACAATGAAGATTTGTTTTCAATCTAATCGAAGCGACTTGGACAATGCAGCTAAGGTAATTCTCGATTGCTTGCAGACTACTTGTATCATTAAGAACGATAGAAATTGTTGGCAGTTGCAAATGACAAAAGAAATAGATAAATTGAATCCGAGAGTTGAGTTGTTTATTTACGAGCTTGAATAATCATTTTATATCAATATGAAAACTATAAAATCAGAAGTATTTAATATGGATTGCATTGAGGGTATGAAGCAATATCCTGATAAGCATTTTGAGTTGGCTATTGTCGATCCGCCTTATGGGATTAATTTTGGCGAGTTTAATAGAACAAACAAGGCATCAACTGGCGAAAGAGTAAAGGCAAATAAATATAAAAATTCAAATTGGGATGATTCTATTCCAAATGATTTATATTTTAATGAATTAAAAAGGGTAAGCCAAAACCAAATAGTTTGGGGAGGTAATTATTTTCCTCAACTATGGCTAAATGGATGTAAAGGTTTTATTTTTTGGTTTAAAGGAAATCCAGTTGAGAATTTTAGTGATGGAGAATTAGCTTGGACTTCTTTTAATAAAGTAGCAAAACAATTTGATTATCGATATTACGGAAATTTGCAAGGTAAAACTTCCGCAATTGAAAAAATTCATCCAACTCAAAAGCCAATTGATTTGTATAAATGGTTGTTGCAAAACTATGCAAAAGAAGGAGATAAAATACTTGACACTCATTTAGGCTCAGGTAGTTCACGAATTTCCGCTTACGATATGGGATTTGAGTTTACTGGATTTGAACTTGACAAGGATTACTTTGATGCAAGCGAGAAAAGATTTCAACAACATATTCAACAATTAACTTTATTCTAATATGACACCTAAAGAAAAAGCAGAAGAATTAGTTAGAAAGTATTATACTTTTGGATTAAATAATATTCCATTTCAATCTTATTGTTGGTTTGAATGTAAAAAACTTGCATTAATCGCAGTTGATGAAATTTCATGGATATTAAATGAAATATCTTATAATGCAGATATTGATTCTGAAATGTATTTTTACAATGAAGTTAAACAAGAAATAGAAAAGCTATGAAGAAGCAAAGAAAGCATTACTATCGGTCAGCAGACAAGACCATCTATGTTGAAATAGATTACGATAAACTATTTCACGACCATTACTCGCAAGAGGGAAAGAAGCGATGGCTACTTGGAGCTGACACGGATCGTATTGAATCATTCTTATCGGGAAGAGGATATGTAAAGATTAACAAGGCACAACATGACAAGTTCAGAGAATCACTTACCATCGAATTACCAACAAGCCGTGTCTTGGATAGATGAACAATTAACAAAGCCTAACTTGTACAATTTACATATTAGTCAAGGTGTGATAGTGAACGATTTGCATAAGTGCTTGACTACCAAACGAGAAAGATTAATTAACTTAGAGGGATATAACCAAAAAATTAACTTTTTGCAAGTGAAGATTATCAAAGATTATTTATTACATTTAACAAATTGATTAGTCAGGTGGCGGAATATATGCCTATTATTGGTTGCAAACAATAAAAAAGCATTGGTATACGCAATCGTAGAAGCGGTGAGATGAATGCTATATAGGCTCACAACGATTAGCAATTTACAGGTTCGAATCCTGTTCTGACTACTTCGGAATGGTTAGCACTGGACAACAAATCTAAAAGGAAGTGCAAATATAGTCAGCGTAGCGTAAGGTAACGCCTGTGCATTGTAGCACAGAGATGCAGTTCGGAACTGTCCTGACTACAATGGTGTCATTACCATAGTTTACGAACTGAAATAAAAATGTGACTGATGGAAAGACATCGAAACTTTAAACAAATCAAATATGAAACTAACTGAACGAGAAACAATTGTAATTTACGCTGGCTTGACCAACGCATTAATAGATCACATAGACAATGACTTTAGAAGAAACATCTTTAACAAGCAAAGCCTTAAATTTAAAAGCAATGCAGTATTAAAGGAGCTTGAATCAATTACCGATAAGCTTTACTCAAAGGAAGCATCGGCAGAAGCAGTAGATCAACACATTGAAGCTGGGAACATAATGATTAAGCTATTCAGAGTTGGAATTGAGATGTCAGATATGGATGAAATTAAACACGAGGGGTTAAACACGCAACTAAATATTTTACTTAAAAGTTATGGGATTACCAAAATCGAATTCTAAAAAATTTATGTTGGAATGGGATGAAGATGATTTAAATCCTATGGTTAATTCGCCAGCACATTATCAAGGCAAGACCTTTGAAGTGATTGATATTATTAACGACTACTCATTAAACTTTGAGTTGGGGAATGCAATCAAGTACATCTTGAGGGCAGACAAGAAAGGCAACAAGAAACAGGATTTAGAAAAAGCCATTTGGTATTTGAATCATGAACTATCAAAATTCAGAGGATAATCAGCTTATTTTAGAGGGCATCATAATCGGAATCATGGAAATTTCGTTTATAGCATATATGGGTTGGAGAATTTATAAAGAATCAAAGAAATTATGAAACCTGATGAAAGGGCAGCTTTCCTTTGTAACCATGCGAACTTCTTTTGTAGAGATAGGGCAAACGCTATTGAATTGGCTTTACTTATTTGTGAGTTGATTATGGAGAATCGGTTAAAAGAAGATGACCGAATCTACTGGAAGCTCACAGTTGAAGAACTTTATAAACTACGATGAATCACATATACTCAAAGCATAAGCATTGGATTCGAGTGGTAGAGAAGTTTGGCGAACAACGATACGCTGAAGATGTTGTGCAAGAGGCATACATTAAAGTTTACGGAAAGGAAATTAATCATGCTTACTTCTACTTCACGCTTCGATCCCTTACAATGGACTTGCATCGAAAGAAAGTTGAAAAAGTAGAGATAACAAAGGAGATTGAGTACTCGTTAATAGAAGAGAACGATGAATATATCATTGAGCTTGCGAAACCTTACCAAGATTACATTGAAACTTGGGATTGGTATGATAAGAAGCTATTCATGCTTTGGATTGAATCAGGGGTAAGTATGCGAGAAATAGCAAGGCGAACCAATATCGGATTCATGTCAGTTTATAACACAATTAAAAATTGTAAAGAAAAGATAAAACAATGGGAAAAAGAAAACAAAAAGGGTTAGGCGATACGATTGAATTGCTTACCGAAGCAACTGGCATTAAAAAAGCAGTTGAATTATTTAGCGAGATTACGGGTTTAGATTGCGGATGCGATGAACGAAAGGAGAAGCTTAACAAAATCTTTCCGTACAAGAAGCCTAATTGCTTGAATGAGGAAGATTATAGCTACTTAAAAGCATTCTTTGCGACTAATCCAAGCCAAATTACACCAGTAGTTCAAAGGGAATTATCAAGCATTTATAAAAATATCTTCAATGTGGACTTAGAATCTACTTCTTGTGCTTCATGTTGGAGGGATTACATTGGGGAAATTCGCAGAATCTATAACGAATATTAAGATGGATTCAAAATCACACGGAGGCAAACGGGAGGGAGCAGGTCGTAAGTCAAAGGCAGAGGAGCAATCGTTAGTTGAAAAGCTAACGCCATTAGAGCCAAAAGCATTCGAAGCATTCACAAATGCATTGGAAAGCGAGAAAGAATGGGCAGTAAAGCTATTCTTTCAATATCAATTCGGTATGCCTAAGCAAGTGATTGACCAAAACACTACGCATACGGTTAAAGACTTTGATATTAAAGAGATTGTCAAATTCAAATGATAACAATCAATAAAAAATATATCCCCCTGTTTAGCGAAAGTAGCAGATACTTCGTTATAACGGGGGGGCGATAAGTGGGAGCGGTAAATCCTTTGCCCTTAACTCATTTATTTTGCTTCTAACATACGAAGTAGGGCATACAATACTATTTACTCGTTACACATTAACTTCGGCTCACATCTCAATTATTCCCGAATTCGTGGAGAAGATTGAGATGGCAGAATTGCACAATGATTTCAGCATAACAAAGGATGAAATAATAAATCTTCGTACAGGTAGCAAGATTCTATTCAAGGGAATTAAGACTTCGTCAGGCACACAAACGGCAAATCTTAAATCATTATCAGGGGTAACTACATTTGTCTTGGATGAGGCAGAAGAATTAGTTGATGAAGATGTATTTGATAAGATTGATTTGTCGGTGCGTAACTCGCAGAAACAAAATAGGGTTATACTGATTCTAAATCCAACAACAAAGGAACATTTCATTTACAATCGGTTCTTTGAGCAAAAGGGTATAGAAGCTGGGCAATCAACAAGCAAAGGCGATACAACTTATATCCATACGACTTACCAAGATAATGCCGAATACCTTTCTGAATCATTCTTGAATCAGATTGAAGCATTAAAGGAAAACAATCCAAAGAAGTTCCAACATACAATACTTGGAGGATGGCTTGACAAAGCAGAGGGGGTAGTATTTACTAATTGGAAGTTTGGCGATTTCAATCCCGATGGATTACAAACATCATTTGGGTTAGACTTCGGATTTTCTGTCGATCCCGATGCCCTTTCCGAAGTTGCTATTGACAAGAAAAAGAAAATAATTTATGTAAAAGAACATATTTATCAAAATGGGCTAAAAACCCATGTATTAACAGAGATATTAAAAACAAAGTGTGGCAACAAGCTTATAATAGCGGACTCTGCGGAATCTCGATTGATAGCTGACTTGGAATTTGCAAGGTTAAATATTCAGGGGGTTAAAAAAGGAACAGTAGAATCGGGCATTTTACGGATGCAAGACTTTTTAATTGTTGTTGAGCCTGAAAGTAAAAACATAGCTAAAGAGCTAAACAATTACATTTACAGTAATAAGTCAAGCAATTTGTATGTGGATGCTTATAATCACGCAATTGATGGGATTAGGTATAATGTAATTCATCATTTAGACAATCCCAACAAAGGGCAATACTATGTGTATTAGAGTAACAAATAAAAACTTAACTCGTTTATAAATTATGAAAGTAGAAATAACAATTCCTACGGATTTAAGCGAAGTGCCATTGGCTCGCTATCAAAAGTTTTTAAAGATTGCTGAATCAAACGAAGATTCGGAATTCTTGCAACATAAAATGATTGAGATATTTTGCGGAATAGACTTAAAGCTTGTTCCTCAAATTAAATACAAGGATATATTGGATATTAATGGCATCCTGACAAATATGTTCAATAAAGACCACAAGCTCATAAAGACTTTTAAGCTTGGTGGAGTTGAGTTTGGATTCATTCCCAACATGGAAGATATTACTTCAGGGGAGTACATGGATTTGGATACATACATTAACGAATGGAAAGAATTGCATAAGGCAATGGCAGTTTTGTATCGACCAATTAAAGCAAAGCTTGGAGGTAAATATACTATCGAGCCTTACTTGGGATCGGATGCCTATTCGGATGTAATGAAAAATGCCCCCTTAGATGTCGTATTAGGTGCGAGGGTTTTTTTTTATCATTTAGGCAACGAGTTACTGAAAAGTACATTGACTTATTTGGAGAACAACAAGCAGGCAATGAGTATTCTGAAGCATCGCAATTCGGACAAAGATGGGGGTGGTATTCATCACTCTATGCTCTTGCTCAAGGGGATGTTAGAAGATTTGATGATATTACCAAGCTTTCTTTAAATCAATGCCTTACTTGGCTAACATTTGAAAAGCAAAAGAACGATTTAGAAGCGAAAATGATTAACAAGCAATTAAAATGAACGGATACTATTACTTAGTACACAGATTAAAGACTTATTTAGATGCAACTGGGTTTATTAATTCGGTATCTGTTGGGGATATTTACGACATTGATTTAAACAAGCAAACGATATTCCCCTTAACGCATATTATTGTTAATAATGCAACTCCAAGCGAGCAATCATTAGGCTTTAATTTGTCTATTCTATTCATGGATGTAGTAGATGAAAGCAAAGGAGCAAATGTATCGCTATTTGAGGGGAATGATAACACACACGATGTGCTAAATACGCAATTATCATTGGCGAATAAATTATATTTGGACTTAATTCGTGGCGAATTATACGATGAATTGGTGCAAGTAACAGGCACTCCAACATTTGAGCCTTTTGTAGATAGATTTGAAAACAAGATTGCAGGTTGGACATTAACATTCGATGTAAGCATTCCTCAATCTATGACCATTTGCTAATGGAATTAAAAAATACTTACGCTTTAGTTAAGAGGTATCGTGATTATGTGGTGCAACAATCAAGGTCTAACTTGACCAAGACAAAGCACAATAACACCAAATCGCTTTACAACTCCATTAAAGGGGATATTTTGATTGAAGATAATTATGCGGTTGTTGGATTTAGAATGAACGATTATGGGCAATTCTTGGATCAAGGGGTAAAAGGAAAGACAAGCGGAAACAAAGCACCAAATTCAATATTTAGATTCGGTAAAACGAGTAACGGTGGATTAACAAAAGGAATTAATAAATGGGTTAAACAAAGGGGCATTCAATTTCGAGATAAAAAAACTGGGAAGTTTTTAAGCTACGATTCAACGGCTTTTTTAATTACTCGAAGCATTTGGCATAAGGGATTAGAATCAACTTTGTTTTTTACTAAGCCTTTCCAAGCTGGATACAAAAAGTATGTAGAAAATGATATGATAAATTCTTTTGCTGCCGACATTGATACTTTGGTGGATTACAATTTAACAACAACGAAATGATTATAAATGCAAGAAGTCCTTATTTCATATTAGTAAATGAAAGTGGGCAAGTAGGTAGTAAGATTGAAATATTCCTTTGGAATAAGCCAGCTTCTATTCCTGCTACTGCGAATTATACTTTAAGTAAAAGAAACGCTTCAGCAACGCAGACCGAAAACTCATACAATGTATCTTCTTTTATTCGTGAGTATATTGACAATATTGCTTCAACTGAAAGCACCAATTCGATGTGGTGCAATGTTTCCATAAAACGATACAAAGAAACAAGTTATGGTACTTATTCTTTGCTTGATACGACTACTTATGTGGGGGTTAATGGTTATACTTTGTATTCAGATGGATACAACGAAACAGATGCTTCTAACGCTTTTGTAGTTCTTGCAGATACGACCAAAGAAATACAATATACTTTAGGCGAGATTCCATTTGTAAATGTGGTAGTCAATACAACATTGGGGGATAAAGTTGAAGCGGTTTATAAAGACTTGAATGGCAGAAATGCGGTAACGGCTACCTTGATAGATGTAACAGATGCAAGTAGAAAAGATATGCTTGCAATTGATTTAAGCACAACTTCGGTAAAGTATAAGTATGGCAATACGGTAACGCTTAATTATTATGCAGCAACGGTACTAACTTCGACTAAAACCTTTAGGGTTATTCCAATTTGCGAAACTAAATACACTCCAGTTGTTTGCTCGTTTATCAATCGTTATGGCGGTTGGCAATTCCTTAATTTCTTTAAGGCTCAAACCAATAGCATAAGCGTTGAATCTACGACTTATAAAACAATGCCTGATGCGATTAATTACAACACAAGCAGACCACAAAGCAACTCATTTAATATTAACGGAAGCCAATCGGTTACTTTAAATACAGGTTGGGTTAATGAGAACTACTCGGGTTTGATTCAAGACCTGATTCTTTCCGAAACCATTTTACTTAATGGTAAGCCAGCTGATTGCAAAACCACAGGTACGAATTTAAAGACTTCATTAATGGATCGTAATATCAATTATACGATAGACTTCGAATACGCTTATAACCTAATTAACAATGTGATTTAATGGTAGTAGTTGGAATTTATATTTATGTTGATGGTATAGCTAAACGGCTTGAGTTGTTTAACGATGAAACAATTTCTATAACAAGCTCAATCCAAGATGTAAACGACATAGCTAAGGTATTTACAGACTTTAGCCAAACATTTACTGTACCAGCCTCAGAGCATAACAATTCAATCTTCAAGCATTGGTATGACAATAGCATTGACAATGGATTTGATTCGAGATTAAGGGTAGATGCTTTTATTGAATTGGATACGATTCCTTTCAGGGTTGGTAAGATTCAATTAGAAAAAGCTCAATACAAGAATGGTGTTGTAGATAATTATCAAATGACTTTCATTGGCAGTTTGATTAGCCTAAAGGATGCGTTTGCGGGTAAGCAATTAAAGGATATTGATTTTAGTGCTTACAACTTTACTTATAATGGTACAGTTGTAAAAAATCGTGTAACTGGTGGGGTTACAAATGAGATTAAATTCCCCTTAATTTCTTCAAAGAATGTTTGGCAATATGGCGGAGGCGGTGCAGCGGTAAGCAATTGGGATATATCTAATTCAGCAACTCCAATTTATACTTCTGACTTATTCCCAGCCATGAAGATTGCAAGCATATTTGATGCAATTTCATTGAATTTAGGATTAACATTTGAGGGGAGCTTCTTGACTGATTCAAGATTTACTCGTGCTTTTTTGTGGCTAAAGAATACCGATCTATTTGCGGAAAAATTCAAGGTAACTAAAATTAATTTCCAAACGAATACTTCTACGACTGGAACGCAGGGGATGTTTAATGTCTTTACTGATACATTGACTTATACAAAGCCAATTGCTCCAGCTTATTTAAGCCAAAGCCATATTACATTTACATTTACTTCATCGGGAATACCATTTACATTTTATGTATATCGTAATGGGATAAAGTTAAATGAGCAAAGCTATGTTACTCAAACTTCGCCAATGTATTTAGAAGTGCCATTGGGAGAATCGGGGGCATACACATTTCATATATCAGCAACTTCTCCAGTTACTTATACTTCGGTTTACTACTTTGAAACAAAGGTAGGAGCAACAACGACTTCAGATGTAACGGTAACGCAAAGCACAAGTCAAACGACTGAAACGATTTTGGACATTGCTTCTTATATGCCCGAAATAACTTTAGAGGAATTCTTTACTGGTATTCTAAAAATGTTCAATCTTACTTGCTATTCAACTTCAGATTCAGTTTTTAGAATTGAGCAGATTGAAGATTGGTATAACGCTGGTGCAATCAAGGACATTACGAAGTATGTAATTACCGATGAAATAGATGTTGAAAGACAAAAGGCATACAAGGTAATTAGGTTTAACTATGAGCCAAGCGAAAGCTTTATGAACAAGCAATATTTAGGTCTTGCCAATCACGAATACGGAGATTTAAACTACGAATTAAATAACGATGGGGGCGAATACACAATTAAAGTGCCATTCGAAAACTTACTATTTCAAAAATTTAGTGGTACAGATTTACAAGTTGGATATTCGCTAAAGGTTGGATTCGATAATTACATTCCAAAGCCTGTTGTGCTTTACGATTATGGTACTGTAACTGCCACATCTTTTAAAATTAATGATGGAAGTTCAACAACTACGGCATCAGCGTATAATGTATTTGGGCAAGATACCGACATAAGTGGCATCAATTGGACAATAAACTTTGGGGCAGAGCAGTCCTCGTTTACTGATTTCATTGAAACGAATACTTTATATGCGAATTATTACGATGACTACATTAACAATATCTTCAATATAAAGGCACGAATTGTAAAGATTAAAGCAATTATGCCAATACCATTTGAGGGGAGCTTCTTGACTGATTCAAGATTTACTCGTGCTTTTTTGCTCTATTTAACGCACCTCCAAGCATACCTAACGGACCTCCTGCGTTTTCTAATGTATCAATCCAATCAGAAGAAGC